TTCTTTCTGCTGGTTCATCATCTTTTAATTCATTCAGCATACCTTGAAGCTCGTTAATTTCAGAGTTCAAACCATCAATCTCAGTATTTAAGCTTCTTAATTCTGTTACATCATTTGTTTCGTTTGCTTTTGTTGTAATAGCTGCTTTTCTTTCGTTTTTTTGTTTCAATAATGCTAATAATCTTTCTCTCATCTTATAATTTTCCTTTCAAATTAATTTTAAGTTTAAGGGTTTCAATCTCGTGCTTGTCCAAGCTCCTCTTTTCGCTTTCCAGCAATTCAAGGCTACGAGTATATATAGATGTAGAATCGTAAAACGGCATATCCACAACCGATACGTCCCACAGCTTTTCAATGTTTGTAACTTCTCTTGTTGTTTCCGCTTCTCCAAAGCTCCATTTGTCGCCTCCATCAGAAACAGTAAAGGCAAAAGACATCTTATCAATCAATCCTTCTTGAATTGATTTATAGATGTCTCTGTTACTTTGTGTATCTATTAATTCAGCTCTTATCTTCAAGCCTATATAGTCTAAGATTAATGCAAGGCTCTTATTTCTTGTTCGTGCCATGATACACCATGTGTCATTGTGATTGTATCTAAGCGGAACATCACTTAAATCTGTATTATCAAGTGCTCCCCTTTTTATAGTTTCTGTGAATTTTCTTCCGCTATAGCTATGTGTAGCTGGCTGTTCATATACTATTGCATAGCCTTCAATAATCATTTTGTTTTCTTCATTTTCTACTGCTCTAAATTCAAGCATTCTATACTCACAGTTATTTTTCTTCATTTTCTATTTCCTCCTTTACTCCTGCTTTACTTTTTTGATATGAATCTATATCTTTTATATTTACATAGTTTAAACTTTGTAATCTTCTATTGCCCTCTGGGAATGGTTCAATGCCAAACATTTCATTAATCTGGTTAAGTGTCATTATTCCCGTTTCTTTTGCTAGTCCTGCAAGATTCATCTTGTCCTGGGTAGCCATGTAATTAACCTTAGAATAATAACATTTAATTCTGTGCCCTACATCCTGTTCTCTAACGCTAAATAAACAGGCCGTCATAGCTTGCTCAAATTGAACAACAAACTCTTCTATCGCTGTTTGATAAAAAGCACTGTGTTGTTCTCCTTTATAATCTCCTGATAAGATTGCAGCTGATACTCCGTATCTTTCCTGCAATACACTTTTAAGAAAATTAAGTGCGGTGTGTGATATCTGGGGAGGACTTATATTAACCGGTGTAAACTCGCCACCCAAATCAGTGGCAACCATTCCGCTTTTGCTTACTGTTATATGATCTTCAAAATCTTCTCTGATTTTATTTAGCTTGTTTTGGTCTGCTAATGTTTTTGCACTGTATACGCCTTTAATTTGCAAACTTGCTTCAATGCTCTTAGGCAATCCTTGAATTGTCTTATCCAGTGAATCAATCGTCCTGATAATATCGTAGTCATTTGTATTGCCATAATCGTCGCCGCCACCGATAACAGTGTTAGCTCCTCTTCGCCATTTCATGTGAATTAATTCTGAATATGGCAATGTATAGCTGCTGCCATCTTCAAAGTCCATTCTTATCTCCCACGCATCTCCATTATTTACTCCAATATAAACCGCCGAAGGTTTGAGCGGATAAAAAGCTGTGTACTTTTTAAATTGCCTTCCATCCGGAAGAGTTATAATGACATATTGTGGATATATAAAGGCATTGCAATTTTTACGTCTTAGCCACTCTACATTTGATAGAAAATCACTTGTTGTTTGTAGTGGATTTGGCTTAAATCTAAAAAGCCTTGTAATATCATCATTCTGTATCTGCAATATATCATCTTTCTGCACTATGCTCTTAATTTCAATCTTTGCTATCTCGGATGCAACTCTCTCAATAGCGTTATTAACAAAATCGCTCAAGTATATATTGTTTCCAAATGTACTAAATATTGCTTGTGAATCAGTCAGCCAGGACTGATACATTACCTTTTTATTGGGTAGGATTTGTTTTAGATAGTTTAATATTCCCATTTGTCAGCTCCTTTTTATCCTATTAAGGACATAAACTCACTTCTATGCCATTCTAATGTGGCATAGGCTATAATCTTGCTTGCAGTGCCATCTATCCTTTTATTTGTTTCCATTTTTGTTGGCATTATTCTGCCAAGTTTATCAAGTATTATCCCGGTATTAGAAAAACACCAGTAACAGACAGGATTATTTTGATAATTAACTAATCCATCTCGCATATCTGCTTCTAGTGTTCTCATTGGGTTATTTAATACTTTAAAATCCTGCGGTATATTGACAGTAATCTTTTCCCCAAAAGTTTCGATATATCTATTTTGAAAATCTTTGGCAAATCTGTTATCATAACCGCTTTTAAATGGCTTTAGGTCATATTCTTTCAATAATTCAAAATGCCAATCAGCAACTAATGCGCTGTCAACTGAATTGCCTTCGACGATAGTCATCCAGCCTTCTCTTTCCCATGTTTTGTAATCAACTCCATCAGGAGATGTATCTAGCTTGCTTTCGGGAATCCAATAATGAGTGTGAAAATATGTCTTTTTGTCATTTGGCTTTTTCAAAAGTATTGTTGATGCGCAAAGGTCGGTTGTCTCAGCAAAGTCATTGCCTGATATATAAAAACTACCAGCAAAATCAATCAAGTCAAATGTTTCAATCTGTACTATATTGCTTTCTTGTAGCCATGCTGATGAAGCTGACTGAGGCAAGTTAAAATCTTTGGCTAAAACAAAAGCTCTTGTAGCTGAGCTTGTCTTTGCTTCTTCAATCATATTTCTTAAAAAGCTCCACTTCTTAATCGTTCCAAGGTCGGGATTGCTCTTACACCACGAGCTCTCATCTCTCCAAATCTCTTCTTCGCTGTCCTGGGTGTGAAGCCATATAAGCCAACGTGGACGGTTTAGCTCGCCCTTTAAAACTTTCCTTGCTTCTTTTAATCTTTCATCAAGATATCCATCTCTTGTGAACCCCTCTGTTGTGAGTTCTCCATATATAGGTTCATCCTGTGTTGATAATGCTTGTCTTATTGGCATTGTTGAGCTGTTGTCTTTCAGCTCATGCACTTCGTCCACAGAACCTACCTTAATATTCTTACCTTCTTTTGCACCTGTCTTTGCAGATATTTTTCTTATGTTTCCTTTGTTCTGCCTGCTGAATTTTCCTGTTTTCTTTTTTTGCTTGGGATTGCCAAAGAATATCCCTTTTATATTTTTCCTTGTAACTTTTTCCAGTGTTTTACTTTCTTCTCTCATAGCATCTATCGCTTGAAACATCAAATCAGCCTGCTCATAATCGTTAGATGAACACAAAACCTTTGTTCCCATTTCACCACAAAACCATTCTGCAAGGTCCATAGCTGCTACAAGCGGAGTTTTACCACATTTTCGGCCTATCAACAATAAATATTCCTGATATAATCTAACCCATCTATCAGCTTCTGCATCAAATATCTTAAAAGAATAAAAGGCCTCAATAAAAGCCTTTTGCCTGAGAGTTAATATAAAAGGCTTCCCAGCAAAAGGCGCTTCGTAATGTTTACATTCTTTTTCTATAAATTTAATTCTTATATTTGATTCTTTAAAATCAACCTTGATATCTTCATCTTCAAAATGATTAATCAAGATATCAAGCATTATCATTAATTCATTGCCTATTATTATTTCCTTTTTTTTGCATTTTTCTATATATTCAATCAAGAATGAGTTCGGATATTTAACTCTTAATTCATCAATATTACTCATAATCGTTGAGCTCTTCGTCATCATCATCACTTTGAACCGCTAAGTGTTTCATTAGTTTGTCCATGATGTTAGTCAGTGATGCGCTATGCTTCGCTATTTCATTGGATATAGGCAATGTTTGTTGTTTGCTTGGGTTAGTAGGATGTATCTTAACCAATCCTGTAATAATGGCCTGCTCATTTAGCCTTCTAAGATATATTCTCTCGTGTGCTGCTTGCTCAATTAATGCCTCAAGCACCTTCAGCTTGTATTCATCTGCGGAAGCAAATTCAGTTTTAAGCCTTTGTATTTCTTCTGCTAATTCTTGATTTTGCATTAACTCACCTACTTTTTAACTCACCTACTTTTATTTTTTCTTGAAAAACTTGAAATGAAAAGTCAAATTTTTATTGTGTATNAGAAAAAGAAGCCCTCACAGTATGCTGGCTTCTAAAATAATTTTCTTTGAGGGGGGCTATCTTTCAAATTTATCCCACCAATCATTAATGTAATCTAACCATTTCTCAGGCTTATTACTTTTTTCAAGTCTGCTAAGGCATTCTTCCTTAGTACTGTCACAATAAATTAATTCTGCGCCCAGCTCCTGGACTAATCTTTCTCTCTCGTACTTATCGGGATAGCCTCCAATGATATAACAGTTATACCAATTACCATAACGCATCTTAACTTGTTGTAGCAATTCATCTCTAATCTTAAACAAATTAAATCTGCAGTTATTTGGTTTAATAAATTCTTCTTGAAATGTCAAAGCCTTCCACAATGCATCCATATCTATAACTATGTCTCCATAGTTCATTAACTCTTTTACTAATGTTGTCTTGCCTGATAGTGGACTGCCATATACTATATAGACTTCTTGTTTGTTGCCAAATCTTTTATGCTCTTGGTTGTGGCAGTTGTGGCAGATTATATCTATCTCTTCCGCATTGAGAGAGATTAAAGGATCTGATACATTCTCC